AGCGTCTGACGGTCTGTACGAAACTCGATTCCCCTTTCAGAGAGCACCCCGGGTGGGTGTCACAGCCCAGGAGGCTTTCTCATGCCGGTCACTGGTCGCAAGCCGAAGCCTGCCGGGCAGGCAGTTCACCGCAACAAGTCCGAAATCGAGTGGCGTGAGGTCGTCGATGTGCCCTACTCGGGCGAGTCGCCTGACCTGCCGGACTTCACTGCTCACGGCGAGGAGTGGTCGCAGTTCGCACGCCCGTGGTGGTCGACGATCCGGACGATGCCTCACTGTGTGTTGTGGTCGAAGTCAGACTGGCTGTTCGCGATCGCGACGGCGGACCTTGTAGCTGCCTACCGCTCGCATGCTCCCGAGATTCGGCAGCGGGAGAAGATCCTGGGCACCACCGACGATGCTCGACGCGATCTGCGCATCCGCTACATCTCGGCGACCGACGATGATGGCGATGCCAGCGCGAACGTGACGAACCTCAGTGACTACCGCAACCTCTGAGCTGCTGCCCGGCTACTTCGTCGACGTTGACGCGTTCGGCGCGTGGAAGACGATCCCGTGGCCTACGGACCCCGATCTCAAGGAGGAGATCAGCCGCAACAGTCTCGGGCCGCAACTCATCGACTGGGCGGAGAACCGGACGGATGAACCGGGCCTGATCGACTACCAGACCGGCAACGACTGGCGGTTCACCCCGGGGCAGAAGCGTTTCCTGGTGCTCTGGTACTGGCTTGATGAGCAGAACCGGTGGGTGTTCCGGTCGGGTGTGAAGCGGGGCGCGAAAGGCACCGGCAAAGACCCGATGGCCGCGGCGTGGTGCAACATCGAACTGATGGGGCCGTGCCGCCCGGCCGGACGTGACTCCGAGGGTCGCCCGTACGGTGAGCCCCACACGTTGCCGTTGGTACAGATCGCGTCAAACTCTGAGGCGCAGTCGAAAGACGTGCTGCGTATCGCGAACGCGATGGTCCCGCGTGACACCCGGGACTACTACGGCCACGACGGTGGGGAGACTCGCACCATCCTGAAAGCGGGTGGGCGGCTCGAGCTGCTGACTGCTTCCGAGAAGACGGCTGAGGGTGACCCGTCGACAGCGATCGCCTTGAACGAGTCGCACCACATGACGCAATCCAACGGTGGTCACAAGATCGCCGAGGTTGCTCGACGGAACGTGGGCAAGTCGCCGGCATGGTTGCAGGCGCGGCTGCTCGAGTTCACAAACGCTCACCTTCAAGGCTCGGATTCGGTTGCCGAGCGCACCTTCGAGGCGTGGCAGGCGCAGCAGGCAGGGAAAACCCCGAAGCGGGACATCCTCTACGACTCGATCGAAGCCGACCCTCGCCTGCAGATCCACGTCGACACGGAACTCGAACTCGGCTTGCGTCAGGCATATTCCGACGCGGAGTGGGCCGACCTCGAACGGCTCAAGGACGAAGCGCAAGACCCGCGGACGTCGGCGGGTGACTCGGTTCGCTACTACCTCAACGGGCTCGGCACTGCTGAGGATGCTTGGGTGGACCCGAACAACTTCGACGCGGGAGCTCGCGCCGACATCACCGTGCAGCCAGGCGAGAAGATCGCCATGTTCCTCGACTGCTCAAAGTCGGACGACTCCACCGGGATCATGGCGACCCGCCTGTCGGACGGATTCAACTTCACTCTCGGCGTGTGGGCGAAACCACATGGTGACCGCGGCAAGGGGTGGCTCGCTCCACGGGGTGAGGTCGACGCGGTGGCGCGTGGTGCGCTGGACATGTACTCGGTGCAGTGGTTCGGGATTGACCCGTCACCGGCCGAGGATGAAGACGAGGGCACCAACTACTGGATGCCCACCATTGACGGGCTCCACCGGGACTACAAGGACAAGATCCCGAACTGGGCAACGCCGGGAGCGGGCGGTCACGCTGTCCTGTTCGACATGCGCCGCTCATCCAAGGGTGGCGCTGACCGGGTCAGGCAGACGACCGAAATGTGCGAACAGCTCGCGCAACTCATCGATGAGGAACGCGAAGCAGACGGTTCGCCCGTCTTCCTCCATGACGGGAACCCCGTCCTCCGCAACCACGTCCACAACGCCCGCCGCCGCCCGAACTCGTTCGGCATCGGCATCGGCAAGGAATCCCGCTCGAGTAGCAAGAAGATCGACCTCGCTTTCTGCATGGTCGGCTCCAACCTGGGCGCACGCATCGCCTCCAACTCAGGCAAGACCGAAAAACGAAAGAGCGGGGTGGTGTGGTGAAGCAGAAAGCTGTCGTCGACCTCGTCAAAACGTGGATGCCTGAATGGCTGCTCGAGCGCGCTCGCCTCGATGTCATCGACCTGTGGAACAACGGGAAGAACACCGACATCAAAGCCCCGGTCGGTGCGACTGCAGAGCTGAAGCGGCTGATCGAGCTTTCGAAGACGCCTTGGCTGGGGCTCGTTGTGACGACGGTCGCGCAGACGATGTTCGTGGACGGCATCCGTTCCTCACGGCAGGACGCCTCCGAGCCGGTCGGTGAAGTCACTGGACCGTGGCGTACCTGGTTGGCGAACCAGATGCCCTCCCGGCAGATTGCCATTCACCGCGCGAACCTCGCCTACGGATACGCATTCGCGACGGCGTTGCCTGGCACTGACCCGTTCGGGCAGAAGATGGCCGTGCTTCGTGGGCAGTCGCCGCGAAAAATGTACGCCGTCTACGCGAACCCCGCTGAGGATGAGTGGCCGCTGTTCACGCTGCAGTTCGACGCGAATGGCAAGGACAAGTACCGCGTCAAGGTCATGGACGAGAAGAGCGTCTACTACCTCGACTCGAACGCTGACGGTTCCACCGTCGACTTCCTCGAGGAGCGTGTGCACGACCTCGGGGTGACCCCTGCGGTTCGGTACACAAACATGCTCGACCTCGACGGCCGCACCCCGGGCGAGGTGGAGCCGTTCATCCCGATCGCGGCGCGCATCGACAAGACCGACTACGACCGGCTCGTCACCCAGCACTTCACGTCATGGAAGAAGCTGTGGATCGCCGGCATGGAGAAGCCCTCCGCTGAGCAGGACGCGAACGGCATCAAGCTGAAGCTCGCACAGGACGACATCGTCATCTCCGACAACGTCGAGACGAAGTTCGGGGCATTCCCCGCCTCGGAACTCACCGGGTTCATCGCGGCGAAGGAGAACGACGTCGAAACCCTCGCCGCCGTCTCCCAAACCCCTTCACACTCGCTCACCGGCAAGATGATCAACATTGGGGCGGAAGCTCTCGCCGCTGCGCGCGCGCAACTCGACCAGAAGTCAGGTGAGCGGAAGGTTTCGGCCGGCATCTCCCACGACCAGCTTCTTCGTCTCGGGGCACGCATCGAAGGAGACTTGGAAGCTGCCACCGACATCACGGCCCACGTCACTTGGCAGGACACCTCGATCCGGTCGCTGTCGTCCGCCGCGGACGCGCTCGGGAAGATGGCGACGATGTTGCAGATCCCGGTGGAGGCGCTGTGGGCGCGCGTCCCGGGGGTCACGAAGACCGATGTGGACGAGTGGAAGCAACTCGCTGCGGCGGAGGCTGAGCGTTCTCCTGAAGGTCAGCTAGCGACCGCACTCACGCGTCAGTCCGCTGATGCGTGATGGCTGTAACGACTGAGGGAACCACCCTCACCGAGCAGCAACGCCGAGCCCAAGCAGGGGTAACCCGTCGCCTCATCGCCCAGATGAAGTTGCTGTGGCCGTTGCTGGATCTCACCGACCTCGACCGCACGTCCACCTTGTGGTTGTCGTTCGTGCAGCAGCTACTTCTCGACTCGCATGCCGAGTCGGTGGCGGTCGCTCGAGAGTATCTGCGTGAGTTCCGAATCGCGGAACTCGGGACCACGATCGCGCTGTTCGACAAGATCAACGTCGGCCTAGATCCCACCGCCACAACGGCCATGCGGGTCACCGGGCCGGTGAAAGTGAAGCAGTCGATGACTGCGGGCTTGAGCCTTTCCCAAGCCGGGAGACTGGCGTTCAACGAAACCGCCCGAACGGCGCAAATGCTCGTCCTCAACGGCGGACGACAGATGATCGAGTCCGGCATTCGCCGTGACCGTCGCGCCCTCGGATACCAGCGGGTCACAGACGGAAACCCCTGCTACTTCTGCGCGATGCTCGCCTCCCGCGGGCCGGTGTACCGCAAGGACTCGTTCGCGAACGCGAAAGTCCACATCGGCTGCGGATGCACCCTCGAGCCCGTCTACTCGCGCGACACCCAGTGGCTCGCCCGCTCGGAAGAGTACGCCGCCATCTACGCGAACGTCGAGCCCGGCTCGAACCAGACCGTTGTCGCCGCTTTCCGCGCCGCCTACAACGCGCAGCGTTAGAACTTCCCGCCCAGGAGGCGTGGAGAAACCCAACCCGACCCTGGAGGTCACACAACCATGCCTGAAAACGAAGACCCGAAGCCCGAAGACCCGAAGCCGAACGACCCCGCCCCGGAGGCGGAGGAGTTCACCGCCGAGGACAAGGCCTCGTTCGCCGCCGAGCTCAAGAAGAAGAACTCGGAAGCGAAGAACCTCCGTGAGCGCCTCGAAGCAGCCGAGAAGCTGCTGAAGGACGCCGCCGACAAGGACAAGACCGAGTCGGAGAAGGCCGTCGAACGTGCGAACGCCCTGGAGGCGGAGAAGAGCGACCTGATTCGCGAGAACGTCGCGCTGAGTGCTGGCCTTACGACCGCACAGGCGAAGCGCCTCGTCGGATCGACGCGCGAAGAGCTCGAGGCTGACGCCGCCGAGCTTGTCGAAACGCTCGGCATCAAGCCCGGAAGCGACCCCATCCCGGGGAAGCCGAAGGAAAGCCTGTCACCTCGCGGTGGTGGCGATCCGGAGCAGGAAGTTTCGGAGTCCGACCCCGCGAAGCTGGCCGACGCGATCCCGCGGTCCGGCTGGTAGTTACCCCGCAGACTCCCGTTTGTCCATGACGGCGACTGCGTTTCAACACCAATCCGTAAGGAGTCCCACTCATGGCAAACGCATTCCTCAAGCCGGAGAAGATCGTCAACACCGCTCTCGGCATCCTCGCCCGGGAACTCGTTCTCGGCAACCTGTTCACGAAGGCCACCATCGAGGACTTCCGTGGTGCGAAGGACGACACGGTGTCGTTCCGAGTCCCCGCTGTCCTCACGGCCCGCGAGTACGGGTGGCGCAACGATCGTTCCAGCCCCATCGTGATCGATGACCTGACCGAGACGAAGGTCGACGTGGAACTCAACCACGACTTCTACTCGGCCGTGAAGGTCACCGACGAGCAGCTCACCCTCGACATCGTCGACTTCGGCTCGCAGGTTCTGCAGCCGCAGCTCACCGCCGTCGCGGAGAAGGCCGAGTCCCTCATCGGAACCACGCTCGCCGCGGCCACCTACGCCACGGAGATCGACTTCGACGAGGACGTGGACGACCCGCGCCACGTCGTGATCGACGCCCGCAAGGCGCTGAACCTCGCGAACGTGCCGCAGTCAAACCGGTTCCTGCTCGTGGGTGCCGACGTCGAGGCTGCGATCCTGAAAGCCGATGGTCTCCTCGATGTCGACAAGTCCGGTTCCGACTCGGCCCTGCGTGACGCGCTGATCGGTCGCCTCGCCGGCTTCACGATCGTCACCTCGAACAGCATCGAGCCCGACGAGGCGTACGCCTGCCACAAGACGGCGCTGGTTCTCGGCACTGTTGTTCCGGCGAACCCGGCTGGTGCAACGAAGTCCGCTGGTGCCTCGTACCAGGGATGGGGCATGCGCTGGCTCCAGGACTACGACGCATCGATCCTCTCGGACCGGTCCATCGTGTCCACCTTCGCTGGTGCAACCGCCGTCGCTGACGGTGTCGGCGACGAAGTGATCCGCGCGGTGAAGATCAACTTCACGGCCGGCTCGTAACCAATCGGGGCGGGAGGAAAACCCCTCCCGCCCCACACCCTGCACCCGAACGGAGGAACGATGCCCACATACCCGCCTCTGGCGACCGTCGCGGACCTCGCCGTACGTGTCCAGGAAACCATCGCCAGCAACGACCCGCTCGCGGTGTACTTCATGCGCGCCGCCTCAGCGACCGTGCGACTGTACGCCGACCAGAACTGGGTCACCGACGATGGCACCGCCCTACTGAACGTGCCCGATGTGGCCCACGACATCACCGTCGAGGTTGCTGCGCGGGTGTGGATGAACCCGGAGGGGAACACGCAGGAGACTGCGGGTCCCTTCACTGAGCGTCGCCCGGAGCAGTTCGCGGACTCGTTCTTCCTCACCGGTACCGAGAAGTCCAAGCTGGCTGCGTTGCGGCCCGGTGGTCTCAGTGGGCTGTGGACGCTGCAGCAGACCAAGGGTGAGAGCTACTTCCCCTACCTCGAAGTTCCGGTATCCCCGCAGCCCGGTGAGTCGGTCCCGTATTACGTTCCCGGGACTCCGGGCGCGCAAGGGCTCTGATGCGCGGCGAAACGATCTCTGGCGTCCACAAGGGCACTGAGACCGGACCACCTGACGCCCAGGGCAACCCGACATGGACCGCGGATGTGCCGTTCACGATCGAACGTTGCTTGCTCGCACCCTCCGGGAACGCCTCGGTCGGCTCGAGTGAGAGTGCAGAGCCGTTCGGGACGTTCGTGGTGTCCCAGGTGCAGGTCATCGTTCTCCGCAGCGAACCCGACGTGCGCCCGACGGACACGTTCACGTTCTGGGGTCACTCGGGTTGGCAGGTACAGGGCGAACTCGGGCCGTGGCGCAAGGGTCGCCTGTTCGGCTCCGTGTTCATGGTGAAGAGGGCGTCCTAATGGCTGCGAAAGTGCGGTTCAAGGTAACCGGGTCGCTCGACAAGGCAGCGAAGTCTCCCGCGCTGGCGGCACAGCTCGAGCCGATCGCCGACGCGATTCTCGAAGCGGCAAGCACCGACCCTAACCCGGAATACGTTGCGACCCTCCGCAAGCAACTCTTCGTCAGCAGCGGGAAGCGCGGTCGCGTCTCCTACCAAGTCGGCGCAGCTCCGACGATTGGTGCTCGCGTTGAGGCCAAGCGCGGGACGTTGCAGCGCGCGATGGGAAGGGCTGGCCTGTGACCATCCTCGATATCAAGTTCCCGTCGACTGACGGTGCCGTTGTGACTCGCCTCAAGGCGGTGCTGTCAGCCCATAATCCGGTCACAGTGCAGACCCTGTTGCCCGCGACGAAGACGAAGCGCATGGTTACGGTCCGCAACGACAGCGGCCCCCAAACCGGCGTCCTGGCCCGGAACCGGTACGGCATCAACCACTGGGCCGAAACGCGTGTACTGGCCGAGCAGATGGCGCTCGACGCGATGGCCGGAATGCGCCGTGTCTCAGGGATGGTCGTCGATCAGTTCTCTGGCCCGTTCGAGATCCCTGATGAGGTGCCGTACGTCGTCGCTGGCGTGTCGCTCTCTCACTACTACTGGACGTGTCGTGTGTCCGCTCGAGGCACGAACCGCGTCTAAACCCCTCAACCTCCACGTTTCTCCCGCGTGGTCCACCGGCTCCGGCCGAACCCATCAAGGAGAACAATCATGCCGAAAGACGTTGACGAGGTAATCGTCGGTGTTGATGGAGTGGTGGCGACCGGTGAATACGGTGTTGCTGTCGCTCCGATCGATGCAGAAACCGCGCTGGGGGTGACGTGGACCGACCAGGGGTATGTGACTGAGGACGGTGTCACGGAGTCCACTTCGCAGACCACAGAGGTACTGCGTGCGTGGCAGCGTGCCACCCGCGTCCGCACACTCATCACCGAGGGTGAGGTGACGTTCCAGTTTACGCTCATGCAGACCAACGCCGACACTCTCGCGCTGTACTACGGCGGCGAGGTCGACGAGGACGGCTCGATCATCCAGGACCCGACCGTGGAGCGTCCGCGGATCGCGTTCTGCCTCGACATCATCGACGGCGAGAAGATCGTGCGCAAGTACGCCCCGAACGCGCAGGTCACGGAGGTCGGCGACCAGGTCGCGCAGACCGGTGGTGAGGTCGGATACGACGTCACCGTTACCTGCTCGTACGACGAGGAACTGGGTGGTGCTGTGCAGCACTGGTTCTCGGAACTCGCCGGCTCGTAACAGGTGTGGGGCGGGAAGTCGGGAGAACTCCCGCCCCCCTTCATTTCTCCCACTCCCCCTCTCCCGATGAAAGGTTCTCCCATGTCCGAACGCTTCACATTCCAGATCGCCGGCAAGGACTACTCCCTGCCCAAGCAAGTCACCGCGGGCGCGATGCGCAAAGCGGTGATGTCGGGTGGTGGTGATCCGCTCACGCAGGCGTTCACGATCTTGCAGGAGGTCGCCGACGCCGAAACGCTCGCTGCGATCGACACGCTGCCCATGTCCGAGTTCAACGACATCGTCGCCCGCCAGTGGCTTCGCGGGATGGCAGTGGGGGAATCCTCCAGCTCGTCACCGAACTGAGTGGCGAGCACCAAACAGCCCTGACCCGCGACTTCCGCGAACTGTTCCACGTCTCCGTCCACGACGTGGGAGCAGCAGTTCCGTACGACGAGGCTGCACATCTACTCAAGGCCCTCCGCGCGGACCCCTCCTCGTGGTACCACGCCGCGATTGGTGGCTGGGACTACCCGATAACCCGTGAGGGCATCGTCCTCATGGAGTTGTGGGATCTCGAACTCCGCAAGGGGCTGTCGAAGAAGCAGCGGAACAAGTTCAAAGCGTTCCCGCGTCCGTGGCCGGCGAAGAAGTCGAAGCTCGGCGGGAACAACAAGATTCGCCGTTCGATCGCGGACGTGAAACGCATCCTCAGACCTAACAGCTAGGAGTTGTCATGGCCGACTCCTGGCAGACCGCGTGGGTTGAGGTTGTACCCGAGTTCTCGTCGAGCTTCCGTCGTGCGGCGAACTCGGAGATGACCTCCGTCCTCGGCTCTGCTGGGACCGCGGGTGGGGCTGTTGCCGGACAGAACATGTCAGGCGGAATCCTCGGGAGCATCCCGAAGCTCGCTGGCCCATTGCTAGCCGCGTTCGCCGCGCTGGGCATCGGGAAATTCATCGGCGAAGCGATCGGCAACGGTATCCGCTTTGGGATCGAAGGGATCGACCTCGCATCCGGGCTCGCCGAGCAGCAGAACGCCGTTCAGGTGGCATTCGGCGCGATCTCAGACGATATCCTCGCGCTGTCGAAAGAGGCACCGCAGAACCTGAACCTGACCGAGGCAGCATTTGATCAGCTAGCCGTACGTTTCTCCTCGTTCAGTAAGACCATCGCGGGGGATGGTGGCGACGCCGCCAAGATTATTCAGCAACTCACCCAGCGCGGGGCTGACTTCGCCTCGGTGTACGACATTGAGGCATCCGCTGCCCTCGAGCTATTCCAGTCCGGTCTTGCTGGTGAGACAGAGCCGCTACGGAAGTTCGGCGTTGACCTGTCCGCAGCAACGACAGCATCGTTCGCCTACGCGAACGGAATTGCTGAAACGGGCAAGGAACTCACCGAGCAACAGAAGATTCAGGCCCGGTACGGCTCCCTGATTGCGCAGACGCAGATCACCGAAGGCGACTTGGCGAACACGTCTGGGTCGTTGGCAAATCAGCAGCGGCAGTTGGCGGTCGCGTTCGAGACTGCTCAGACGAAGTTGGGAACCGCGCTACTGCCGACCATGCTGCTGTTCACGCAGCTAGCGAACGACACGCTCATCCCGATCCTGAACGATGTGATTGAGCAGGTAGGTCCGCAACTCGCGACGGCACTTGCCGAGTCGGCCCCCGCTTTTGTCGAGCTCGTGCAAGCGGTCGCGCCGCTGCTCCCGGATCTCGTTAGTCTCGCGGTCGCGGTTCTGCCACCGCTACTCTCTCTCTTCACGCTGCTTGCTCAGGACACGACCGCCTTCTTCGGTACCGTCACTGCGCTCGGATCATGGATTGCCGGCGACACTTCATTCGCGGACTTTCAGACCACCCTCGGCGGGCTCAGTGGCGTCTTCGGATTCGTCGTGCAGGCAGTGAACAACGGGTACATGGCGATCGTCGGATTCGACAACGGTGTCCGCTCGGTTGTCGGGTCGCTGGGGTCGTTCATCGGCACCATCCCGAGCACGATCCTCAGCGCCATCGGGAATCTGGGGTCGCTGCTTGTCTCCTCAGGGCGTGCCCTCATCCAGGGCTTCATCGACGGCATCAACGCGATGCTCGCCCCGATCACCGGAGTGATGAACTTCGTAGCGTCGTTCTTCCCGAACTCGCCCGCCGACCGCGGCCCGTTCTCCGGTTCCGGTTGGACGAGGATCTACGACTCCGGCGCGGCTGTGGTTCAGCAGTTCTCCTCAGGACTCAACGCAGCGCCATCCTTCAACGGGAGCTCGCTTGTAGCCCTCCCTCGCCTGGGTGGCATGAACTCGCTCGAGTTCGACGAGACAGGCGGCGGCTCCGCTACAGGGGCTTTCCCCGAGCAGGTCACGCTACTCGATGCAAACGGTTCGATCCTCGGCGTCATGGACGTGAAGGTCGGCAGATACGACAACTCCCGCTACCAGAAGACGAGGGGCGGGCTGATATGGCCACCGCAGTAATCCTTACCGCTGTACCAGCGGGAACCCCAGCACCTTACGTGGACATCCTCGTCGACACGATCGATGTGGGTGTGTCGTTCGTGACCGTGTGGCGGACTGTGAATGGTCGCGCGATGCGCGTCCGTGGTCTGGTGAATGTGAGTTCTGGGTCCGCCGTGACGGCGCGGGACTTTGAGGCACCGTTCGGTGTGACTGTCTCGTACCGGGTGGAGCAGTTCGATGGTGCCGGCATCTTCGTCTCCTACTCAGCTGCGGCGACGACAACGCTCGCCAACCCGGACCCGAGCAAGGCGTGGTGGCACAACCCGCTCGACCCTTCTACCTCGGTCGAGGTGACGATGATGAGCACCGCGGCCCCGGATGTGTCCCGCCCCAACAACGTGGAGACCTTCCGAATCCCCGGCCGGTCGGTGGGCGTGGCGATCACAGGCGGCAGGCATGGTGTTGAAGGTGTCGCCCTGGACTGTTCGCTCGAGTCATTCGCTGACGCGGACAGGTTCGACGCGCTCTTCGGTGGTTACGACGATGACACTTCCCCGGTGGTGTGCATTCGGACCCGCCCAGAAATGCGCTTGCCCCCTACACTCTTCGCGGTCGTCGGCAACGCCCGGCAGATCCCCTGGAACAACAAGTTCGGGGGGGAGTTCACCGGCTTCCAGATCACTGCGGATGAGGTTGCGCCGCCTGCTGAGGCGATCATCGTGGCGCTGCTGGACTACGCAGATTTCACCGCGTTCTACGCCACCTACGCCGCGTTCACGGCGGCATACCTCGACTACACGGCGGCGACCAAGGATTACAGCATTGCGGGGACCGCATGATCTCCGCTCCTCTCTCGCTCAGACGCGCGCGAATCACTTTCGTCGCCGATGTCCACGTGGACGGCCATGTCGTGATCGTGGACGCCCCACTTGTGAGGACCCCATGATTACGGTGTCGTCTGATCTTGCCGCGATCCTCGGCGGTGGTGGGTTCTCCCGCTACTTCGTCGCTGATGTCGTTGTCGACGGTGAACGGGTGCTTTCGGATGTGCCGCTCACCTCCTGCGAGTTGACGTCGCGGGGTAACGCGAAGATCCGTAACCAGGGGTCGGCGATCTTCTCCTATTCGGATGAGCTGGGGACGTCGATTCTGCCTGAGGCGATCACCTCCTGGCTGACGCCGTACGCAACCTACCTGAACATTTCGATGCGGGTGTCGTTGGGTGATTTCTCGGAGAAGGTGCTGCGGGGGTCGTTCAAAATCATCGGTGTCTCGGACCCGGAGTCGCAGCGTGTGACGGTCGCGGATCGGTTGCTGACGTTGAACTCGAAGGTGCGGTTGCGGTTGGCGGATGCGTTCGCAGTGTCGGATCGTGAGCGGTTCCTGTCCCCCACAGGGCCGGCGTCTCTCGATTCGGCGTGGGATGAGATCGCGCGAGTGACCGGGTTTGCGGTGAACCGGAATGTGTCAGACACAGCGATCAACCGGAGCATCGTCTATGACGCCTCCGTGTTGGATGCGGCGATCGCGTTGGGCAGTGTCCTCGGTGGGGTGCCGTACATGTCGCCGCTGAATCAGGTGACGTTGCAGCCCGACGAGTGGGGTGACCTCACCGACCCGCTCACAGTCGGACCAGACGGGACGATCACGAAGGTTGCTCCCGATGACCTGACCGATGAGGGAATCTACAACCAGGTGGTTGTGCGGTCCTTCGACACGACCCAGCAGGTTGTGCTGGCGACTGCTGAGGTTGCGGACGGACCGTTGCGGTACGGGGGACCGTTCGGGCGCATCCCCTTCTTCGCCTCGTCGGAGTTCATCACGAACGAGGCGCAGGCACAGGACTACGCCGACTCGATGCTCCCCAAGGTGTCGAGTGTCCCGGCGACCCCGTACACGATCCAGTGCCTCCCTGATCCGCGCCGTGAGGTGGGTGATGTGGTTCCGTTCGTGAAGGACGACGAGCAGTTGGTCGGCCGCATTTCGGAACTCAGCTTGCCGGACACGGGGCCGATGACGTTGAAGGTGATGGTGGACCGTGACCTCTGACGCGGATGCGACGGCCGAGAAACTTGCCTCCATCCCCAACGTCGAGATCATCGTAGCCACTTTCGTCGACCGCGCCACCGATGGGATGGTGTCGGTCGATTTCGGGCAAGGCCCAGTCGTCATCCTGTCGGCGGGTGTCACGGAGCCGCTGCCAGGCGATCCGGTGCGGGTGTTGCGGGTCAACTCGACCACGATCATGGTGGGGCCGGCGTACCCGCTGTCTGGCATTGGGACGATCACGGCTACTGGGGCACCGAAGTTGACTGTAACGACGTCGGCTGGGTCCAGGCAGTTGCCGTTCATCTCGAGTTATTCGGCGGTGAACGGTGATCTTGTGCTCATCGACTGGTCTTCTGGTGGTGTTGTGATTGGGAAAGTCACGGCCGCGCCCGCGGGTGCGTACACCCCGCCCGCGTCGGTCATCACGGACTATTCCGTCGACTTCCTTGCAGTGAACTCGGGGTCCATCCAGTCGGGGTCGTGGAATAAGAACGATGTGTGGGCGTCGGATTCGAACAAGGGTGCCTGGTTCTACGGTTCCGCGATCGCGGATACGATCCCCGATTCTGCGGTGGTCACACGGACGCAGATTTACCTGCCCGAGTTCTACAACCCTTACCCCGCTGAGTATGCGGCGGTCGGGTTGCATGCCCTGTCCGGCCCCTCTGGGGCGTTGAGTCTGACTTACCCGACTGTTGTGGCGGGTGGCGGGTGGCGGGACTTGCCTGCCGGGTTCGGTGAGGTGCTGAAAACGGGTCTGTTCCTCGGTGTGGGTGTTCAGCAGTTGAACCCTGGTTCCGGCTATCACAAGTACTACGGCACCGCTTCGGATGCCGCTTCAGGCCAGTTGCGCATCGACTGGACCGTCTAACTCTTTCTTCTCTCGCTCCACCCGACGCCCCTCCATGGGGCGTTTCCCATTTAAAGGAGACCCCATGTCAAAGACCTCGGATGGGGCGAAACTGCAACCTCAGTTCGCATCGTCGGGTAACCCGCCGACGTTCGCCGCGGACCTCACTTCACTGTCGGACTTCTTCGCGGCGCGCTCTTTCCAGCAGTTCGCCACGGTTGCCGCGGTCCTCGCGGCAACGTCGGGCCGGACCGCTGACGATGTGGCGTTGGCGACGAATGCGCCGGGTGCTTGGTTCCGTTTCGACGGCTCCGCATGGGTGATGCACGGTGT